GTAATCGTATTTCGTTTGACATCTCAACATCTTCTTCGTCCTCATCCTCCCAGAATTCATCCTCGGATTCATCTGCAAACTTTCCCTTTGAGAGTTTGTAGGAGCATTCATCTGAATCGTAATTGACATCACTGAATGCATCCTCATCATCCTCGTACAGAGAAACATTGTCCATGTCTCCGTTTTCGTTTTCCATAGAGAAAATGTTCTCCATGCTTGTAACGTTATTATTGTTGGAATACATATTTGTATCAGTTACTTTTACTTCCATATTTACGCAAAGTGAGATATCAACTTTTATACAGGACTTGAATAACTTTAACTCAAAACATTTCTGTAAATAATTTAACCTTGGTGATAATTTATTCATATTCTTTAATTGATTATTCCATCCACCTCTACGAAGTCAACGATAGTAGTGGCCTCCCACTCCTGACGCTTACCTGCTTTGTCGACATGAAACAGCGTGTACTTTTCGGCTAGTCGATCAACATGATCGTGCAAGTGCTCAGGAATGAGGTACTTGCTCGATGGTGGAATCACCCTGAGTAGTTGCTCATACGGATGTGATGGTTTCGTTTTCTTAAACGCGTAGGAGATGAATGGTTGTTCTGTCATGATTTCAACAAATAAGTCAGCATGAAGAGCGTAATGATAGGGAAAGAACCAATTCCAATCCTGAGTCGCAGCGATACCTTTAGTGTAGTATAAATATACCCATTGAACCGTCTTCATGAACGCATTGACTAGCTCAGATTCAGAGAAAGGCTTCTGATAGTACTTGGCAATCTTTTGTTGGAAAGCTATCCTGTAGTTGACAATATCCCCATCCCAGAGTGGATTAGGGAATCGCTTATTGTAAGCGTCTTTGCTACTCTCGTCCATGTGACGTGCTTTCATTATATCCTGCTCCCTGTCTCTAACAAGCTTCAGAAGTCTAATGATCTCATACGGGTTGAGGAATCCCTTCTCAGTCACCAGGGGGTGTTTGTAGTTCTCAAAAAAGAAGTCCATCGCTCCGGTCTCGGGGATGCTCTCTTTTATCTCAAGAGAAGGGATGGGTGGAAGAAAGTCGTTGCCGATAAAGCAACTCCAAATGATTAGATCATTCACTTTCACCGGAAGGTCCTGTCTGACTCTGTTGATATCTATGTAGTCGTATTGTTTCTTACATGATCTATCGTCCTCTCTCATAATGTAAACGTTAGTCCGGGGGAGTAGACATGATAGCAGGATCAGATCCGCATCCATTCCCACCACACAGTAAATGCCTTCATTCACGTCATCATTATGTCTGATCCAATCCATCAGCTTGTGCTCACCCTCACCCGGTTGTGAATCATCTGAGATGATTATTTCAACTGGGTTTTTACAATTGATCCATTCGTCTTTGAACAAATATTCAGAGAGATCCTTCATGAACGACGTGCCCGCGGTGATACATGTCGAGTCGAACGATTCATTCTTCTTTTCATCACGTTCCTTCGCGGCCCTAAATCGTCTCTGTCGTTGCTGGTTTTGCTTAGACATGGGCGCCACACCATCAATTGCCAAAAATATAGTCTTCTTGGGGTTTATCACGTTCACGATAAAATTAACTTCCGATTTGACACATTCGTAGAGTTCGTTAACGGTTGGCTTGGGTTCCACCGTTTTAGTTTTAACATGTTTCATATAACGTTTAGGAATGATAATCTCTGTTTTCCTAGGGGCATGTTTGCCATACTTGTACACACGTTGGGCTGCCTCATGAATGACGCCATTCATGTCTATCAACAGGTAATCCACGTTATTTGGAACCGATGATGATATGCTTTGCTTTAGTTGTTGGCACTTTCTGAACCAACTGTAGAAATGTTTAATACCCATTTCACTTTATTAGTATATTATATGCGCATAACATGGAAATTCAAATGGTAAATGTCATCTCAAAAAAACACTAGTCACTCTTCAGAAAAATCTAGAGTCATTCAAAATGGGTATTTTGATATTTATCATAGTTGCCATCGTCATAGTGGGCGGGATTTGGCTTTATCAGAGTTTAATTGAAGGATATTCCAGCGGATCAACCTACGCACGATTAGGTGAAAGTTACGACACGCAACTCTTTTCCCCATGCGTGTCCAAACGATGCCCAGGAGGGCCGTACACGTTCTCCTCAAACCCGTATCTTCAATCCCTATGCCAGGGTGTAAGCAATGAGGAGATGTCTCAGGTCGCTTGTGGTAAGGGTTTCCATGGTAGACCGGTCCACTTCGACTACTCGGGATTTAACGAGAGTGAGAGTCCCATCTCTGCGCTGAGAAAGAACATGAATAAATGCTCCAAGAATCTACAATACGGAGCGTGGGATAATGCACTCTGCGACACCCCATCACCCACATCTTTATGCGTCTTGTGATTGCATCTACGCTTTCACGTCTCCATTTTTCCATTCTAATTGTTCAAATAAGTCCATTTTTCCATCAGAGTTGTAAATGATGTGTTTGTCCCAACCAATTTCAGAAATGTCCTCGTATGACTTTGAATAGTAATCCGCTTGCACATCAGACGCGCTGTTCGTGTTGCATTGGCTGATAATGGGTGGTTGTACAAAAAATATGACAATCTCGGGAGCCAGTCTAAACAGGACGATATCTATAGCAACATCCAGAGTCCACTTTTCTATATAATCAAACACAGCCTTGGCCCCACGCCTTGAGATGTAATAACATCCTGTACCACCCACACTGTCATCGTTAATCTCCTCAAATGTCCTCTTCCTCACTATCCCTTTAATTGAGAAAAGATTAGCGTTAAAGAATTTGGGCACCGTGGCGAAGAATATCAAATCTGCTTTCTCTCTTTTATTTTCAATGATGGTAAACGTCCTGTTCATTCGTTTGAGAAAATTCTCATCCGCGCTCACATCATCTTCGAAAATAACGTACCCATTTACATTCACATGCTCATGATGTAACAATTGATCATACAGTTTCAAATGGGATAGAGCGCAGCCGATGACACCTGGTCGCATGAAGTAATTACCGTTCCTACATAAAGACCTGAGCCTTGGATTCACTATCAGTTTAGTCCCATCATATGCACTAAAGCGCTCCATGTCTGCTGGTAGATTCCGACGCTGCTTCTCGATAATTTCCATTCTGTCAGGTCGCCTGTCTAGGTTGATGAAGAACGACTTGTATACTGTCTTTTTTTCAAATTGCTCCGTTTCGAGTAGATCGTAAGCATTGTACTTGTCAAAGTCGTTCATTTCACTTGTCAGACGTCCTATGTGCTTGAAATGGAACCCGGGTAGAAAGACCGTTTTGAACCCGGCTGCGACGTATCTTAATCCAAAGTTAAATTCAAATGATTTTTCCTTTTTAAATGTAACCTTGTTGAATATGGATGTTCTGACCATACTAGGTGATAATGTGTAATGGGGGTAGTAGTTACATGAAACACATCTATCATACTTTTTGTAGAAAAGTACCTTATCCGCATCGGTTGGACAGTACTCGTGCTCGTAATAGAAAACGTTGTTTGTCGTTTTATTGAGATTACCTCCCTTAATGTCGTCATTTATAGTCTCTGCATAGTTGTGATTGAATGCGACTTGACCAATATTCACATCATGATCGAAAATATCAATCATATCCTTAATGTAGTGACGCTTGTCCAACAACATCCTGTCGTCCTCAATATGAATAAGGTAAGGGGTGTTGATCATTTTTGTTATGATTTGCATGCTTTCTGAATGACCCTTCTGCTCTGATGTCTTCCATACGAATTCAAAGAAAGGAAACATTTCCTTCATCGTCTGCCTATCCTCATCGTTTGAATTATCATCTACGCATATCCAACGGTAAATAAGATGTCTGTCTAAACAATTCTCTAGAAAACCAGTCATTGTTCTTATGAACAGATCTAAACGTCTGCATGTAGTAATTGAGAATGTGACAAGGGGTAAAAGATTACAAAGGGAAACGTTGTACGATTTGTAAGGGCGCAATTCCTCATGTTTGTCGATAACTTGCATGAAGAATTTTTTGTTGAATTGGATTCTGTTCATAATTTCCTCATCCCCATGCCTACTCTCCTCAATCTCGTTTAAGAGGCGGTTCCCTTTGTATTTGTTTTCTAGGTTGTTTGAGTCGTCCATCCAGTAATAGGACAGAGCCATCTCCTCCTTGATGATGTTAGAGTTAACGTACACTTTTAGAAATTCCCTTCCAAGCATAGTGGCTAAATAGTATAGCTTTTTCCATCGCAGCTCACGTATCATGTGCTCTGTTTGATTCATTTATTGACGCAGACTTGTTTCTTAGAGTGAAATTAATATCTTTCATAGTAGTAAATACCAACCATGATGAATAGATCATACGGATCTGACGAATTGGAACATATTGAGAGGGAACTTCATAAACATTACAGGCTTGGTCATCTGTTTGCTGTACATGTACCATGTTCTCATAGATATCGTGTTAAAAAAGGGGGTCGCAAGGAGCAACAGATTATACAAGCGGATAGCAATTTGTTGGATGATCAAACATGTTCCGTGTGCTTCAAAATACGATGCAGTGATGACAGCGAAATCATTACCCTAAAAGATCTGATAGATTACGTGAAGGAGAAGGATGGTGATGAGCCAAACATAGAACTAATTAAAGCGAAGCGTAAATTCTATCAGTGGTTATATGAACGGATGAACTAATGTACGTGTTGTCTGTTACCTCTAGAGGTAACAGATGTAAAATACCATGGTTCAAAATAACCTGGTTACGAGTAAACCATCATATTTTCAATGAGTGAATCTCTGTACGCTTCGAGATTTTTACCATTTTCGCCATGCATAGGACCTAAATACGTGTTCATCAAGAATGAGTCATACACTCCTGACAACCACTCGTCTTTTTTAGTGAAGGGGGAATCTTTGGATATTTTATATTGTTGAAAGATCATCATGACGAAACTGCTCTGCTCCTTTGTCATGGTTGAACCCTTATTCTTCCAGAATTCGTTCTTCTTTGGTTTTGATGAATGAACTGGTCGCGTAGCATGATAAGCGGACGTCATAATGAATGAATTTCTAGGGGTAATCCTGTGCAGATAACACAGGATTGAAGACACGAGCAATCCAGACCTGCCATGACCCCCCTTGCAATGAATATATATCTTTTTACCGCCATTAATCTCACGTGTGAGATGGATAACCAAAGCGCAAAACTCACGTACATTCGCAGGTACTCTTTGATCAGGTATAATAAATTGAATGACTTTAACGTTGGTTTTATAAGGTCGTATCTTTTTCTCATCATTTCTGGTGAGGTTGACTACTATGTCTACACCCCATTCTTCCAGTAGCTGAATTTGATGTTGAGTCGGGTAGGCCCCGAAGAGACATTGATTGTTGACGAAGTACGCCGAAGTCTCGGTGATGAAAGCCATATTAATTGGTACTATTACTTTTAATCATTATATTTTCAAGTTAATTTCAATTTCTTCTTACTTGAACTCTGCGAGTAATTTACTAGGAATTACATGACAACTGGGAACACGTTACGGGATGCATTTAAAACGATTTGAGGATACCATGTAGAAATACAAAGATCATGGAAGTAGTAAAACGAGATGGAAGACGTGAGCGCATCAAGCTCGAAAAGATCAGTAAAAGGATCAACTCCCTATATTCAAAGGAACCCTCTCTTAATAACCCTATGGTGGACCCTATGAAGGTGGTGATTAAAGTAGTAGAAGGTCTCTATGACGGTGTTACTACGGTAGACATTGACATGCTCGCCGCAGAGACTGCTGCCACGATGGCCGCTATTCATCCAGACTATAGTAAACTGGGGGCGCGCATCGCCGTGTCCAACCTACATAAAGAGACCAACCGTCTCTTTTCAGATGTTATACATGATCTCTACCACTACATCAACCCAAAGACAAACAATCATTCACCCCTTATAAGCAAAGAGTTGTACGATCTGGTCATGGAGAATAAGGATGTTATCAACAATTGGCCCGACTACGACAAGGACTACGACTATGACTACTTTGGTTTCAAAACTCTTGAGAAATCATACTTGCTAAAAATTAATAACCGCGTCGTTGAGCGCCCGCAGCACATGTTGTTGCGCGTATCACTAGGTATTCATGGGAATGCTTTGGCCGCGGCAAAGCATAGTTACACGTCAATGAGTAACAAGTATTTTACTCACGCCACACCCACATTGTTCAACGCAGGGACACCGAACCCTCAAATGTCTTCCTGTTTCCTACTGGACATGGACGAGGATAGTATCAATGGTATTTACAAGACTTTAGCCGACTGCGCAAAGATATCAAAGTACGCGGGTGGTATAGGCATCGCCGCGCAAAAGATCAGATCCGAGGGGTCCTACATCAGCGGTACGAACGGTGTATCAAACGGTATCATACCGATGCTTCGCGTCTACAACAATACAGCCCGCTACGTAGACCAGGCCGGGCGCCGCAAGGGGTCATTTGCCGTGTACATTGAACCATGGCACGCGGACATTTTCAGTTTTCTAGACCTGAAGAAGAACACCGGATCAGAAGAACATAGAGCTAGAGACCTGTTCTACGCTCTCTGGATTCCCGACCTCTTTATGAAGCGCGTGAAGGAAAACGGGACGTGGGCTCTCATGTGTCCTAATGAATGCAAGGGTTTGTATGATTCATACGGTGATCAGTTTGAACAGCTCTATACCAAGTATGAACAGGATGAGGTTAAGGTGAGAAAAATAGTTAATGCCCAAGATCTATGGCTCAAAATTATCTACTCTCAAATCGAGACTGGGACTCCATACATGCTCTACAAGGATGCATGCAATGCTAAGAGTAATCAGAAGAACCTAGGAACGATCAAATCGTCAAACCTATGCGCAGAGATATGCGAATACACCGACAGGGATGAGATTGCTGTATGTAACCTAGCATCAATTTGTCTCCCCAAGTTTGTTACCAGCACTAATGAGTTTTCGCATAGTTTACTCCACGTGGCTGTAAACGATGTGATATGCAACCTCAATAAAGTGATTGATAGGAACTTTTATCCTCTACCTGAAGCACGGAGGTCAAACATGAAGCATCGACCGGTGGGATTGGGTGTGCAAGGTCTTGCCGACGTGTTTGCGCTACTACGATTACCGTTCTCATCTGAAGAGGCAAAAACTCTTAACAGAGAAATATTTGAGACTATATATTTCTCTGCGTTGTCAGCGTCTCATGAGTTGGCTGTAAGAGATGGACCTTATGAAACGTTTAACGGGTCACCTCTGTCAATGGGTCTGTTTCAGTTTGACATGTGGGATGGAGATACCAAATTAAGCGGGCGATGGGATTGGGATAATCTTCGCCACCGTATTATTAGTGACGGGGTTCGTAACTCGTTGCTGATAGCACTGATGCCCACGGCTTCGACGGCTCAGATTATGGGAAACAATGACTCATTTGAACCCTTCACATCTAACATGTACACGAGGAGAGTTCTCTCAGGAGAGTTCATAGTGACAAACAAGCATCTCGTTAATGAGTTGACAGAGTTGGATTTATGGAATGAAGATATGAAGGAACAATTAATGCGCGACAACGGATCGGTTCAAAACCTAGATATACCTGATGAATTGAAAGAAATTTACAAGACCGTGTGGGAGGTGTCTATGAAGGACGTGATAGACATGGCTGCTGATAGGGGGCGCTTCATAGATCAATCCCAGTCTATGAATTTATTCCTAGAGTCACCTGGGATTGACCTTGTGTCGAAGATGCACATGTACTCGTGGAGTAAGGGTTTGAAAACGGGCATGTATTACTTGAGAACTAAGAGTGCAATGAACGCTGTAAAGGTAACGGTTCGACCCGATTGTGAGGACTCTTGCCTTACATGTACTGCTTAAAAGAGCAGCTGTTAATTATAGTTATAAAGAAAGTATGTAGTATAAAAGATGACGGAACTAGCGATGGAACCCATATTAGAAGAGAATAAAAACAGGTTTGTGCTCACTGTTGAACATGAGGATATTGATGAATTTTATCAAAAACACAAGGCTGCATTTTGGACCGCTCAGGAGATTGATCTTCAGCAGGATTTGTCTCACTGGGCAAAACTTGGTTATGACGAACGTTATTTCATCAAGCATGTTCTTGCATTCTTTGCGGCAAGCGATGGTATAGTGAATGAAAATTTGGTTAACAATTTCTACAACGAGGTTCAATACCCGGATGCCAGGGCCTTCTACGCTATCCAGATCGCCATGGAGACGATTCACAGTGAGACGTACAGACTACTCATAGAAACGTACGTTACAGACCGCGATGAGCAGAGTACCCTTTTCAGTGCAATTGAGATGTTCCCAGCCATCAAAAGGAAGGCGGAATGGACTCTGAAATGGACAAATAAAGATACGGCGTCGTTCGCCGAGCGCCTGATTGCTTTCGTCGCGGTGGAAGGTATCTTTTTCTCAGGATCATTTTGTTCCATCTTCTGGCTCAAAAAGAAAGGGTTGATGCCTGGACTAACATTCTCAAATGAGCTTATATCCAGGGATGAAGGGCTTCACTGTGACTTTGCCGTGAACCTGTATAAGAATCATATCGTAAATAAATTGAGTAAAGATAGGGTCAAGGAGATTTTACTTGGGGCTCTCGAGGTAGAACGTGAATTCATCACAGAGTCGCTACCCGTGTGTTTAATAGGTATGAACACTAATCTCATGACAAGATACCTAGAATATGTAACAGATAGGCTCCTGTTGCAAGTAGGATGTGAAAAGGAATTTAATACAAAGAACCCGTTCGATTTTATGGATATGATCAGTTTAGAGGGTAAGACCAACTTTTTTGAGAAAAGAGTTAGCGAGTACAAGAAAGGCGGAGTCATCTCTGGTGAAAGGAGACGGGGAAAGTTGGTTTTCGATGATAACTTTTAAAAGCATGTGTACGAAGTGAAGCGTGAAGGGGAAAGATGTAGCGAGTGTTGGAAATGGAGAACCTACTTGATGGCGTCTAAAATGAAAGAGGTTATAATAAAAATGAAGACTGAGATTCTACTCGTAATGACCCATTTATTCATGTTGTTTTCTTCTTTGAATCCAACTTCAGATTCAAAGAAGAAATTCATATAGTAAATTCCCTTTTGGGTTTGTCCCTTTTGGTTCAGTTGGAAATGCATGGTTGAACATGTGGTTGAAAAGTTGTATAAAAGTTTTGTGGTTGGGTTGAGCATGATTGAATTTAATAAATTTTTTCCATGTCAGGGCAATTGGGAATAGAATCTCCATCTACCAAAGGACATAAGAAACGACTCTTCTTCACATACCAGGGTCTCATCAAGGTCATCACCAAATCTAGATCCGGTACAGCTCACCACTTCATGGCTTGGATGAAGAGGATCGTATTCAAGGCCCATCTCCGTAGAAACATCCATAATAAATTGAATTTTAAACAACCAAATCATTCTTTTAGGTAAACAACATGCATAAAAATAAAAACAGCGTGCTTAATAGAGAACGCAGGTACATGGGTGATTTGCATGAACATGCAAATCAATTACTCGACAACCTGGCGGACATTAAAGATGTTTTTGATAAATATCTCGCTATTAAGCTCTACAATTGGCGATACAAGTGGTTCTGTGATCACTATGAATCAGAGTGGATAACGGACGACAGTGGATCGTCTTTCAACACGTTTGATACTATACCTTACAACGTGTGCATGAATTGGCAAGTGGTCCTCGACAAGTACTTTGAAGACTACAGACCTATCTACCTACCTAGCCACAAGTACTACTCTGACATGTGTCGGTCAAAGCTCGATAACGGAGAAATCATTTCATATTACTTCAGGAGTGAGATTCCAATCCCTGAAGAATTTGAGGATATGCTTAACGACCATACAGCAACCAACAGCGACGGGGAACGATTACTGATGGAGAACCTCATGCCGAATCAATTAATTGATTTTGAGAAAGAGATGGCTGACTACGAATGGGTGTGAAAAATGAAAATGTTATAACCACTAGTGGTTATAACTATATTAAACTTCAGACATCATAAGGGCATGTGGGTCTTCATAATAAAGGGCGTGGTTGTAAATGTTATATTCATAGTTATACTTATAAGTGTTTTCGCAGTTAAACATGTCATCGTCCTGGTAATCGTCTACAAAAACAAATTCTTTTGAGTAACAAGGTGATACTATACATGTCAACATTCTACCTATCTTATTAAATACGTTCATATTTTTTGTATACACTAGATGTTTTAGTTTACGATGCCATACCCCATTCATATATGTATTCTTTGAATTCAAAGAATACAAGCATTCGCATATCGTTGTATTCATCAAAGATCTTCTTTGCTATATTTTTTTGTTCCGCGTCGTTATCTGATGCCGTAAATTCATAATGATCAACAAAATTATCCTTAATCACCTTCTTCACCTCGTTAATGCAATTGCTATGATGGAAGAATCCTATGACATCCATTACAAAGTCACCCCATAGAATGTTTGAGTCGAGGTAGTCTATGCTACAGTGCTCTTCTTGTATTTCTCTGATGGCAATGTCGGTATTGACCGGTGAGAATGATCCATAACTTCTGTAAAACACTTCAGAGAACACGGGGAACTCGTTTTCCTCAAGCACGTGATTCATTGATGAGTATGTCGATCCCATCCAATACATTGCGTTGATGCCTATCATAAATTGTTCATCAATATGATCAAGTACAAATCGAGTAGTTAACTTCTTCATTGCTTCTTTGATATACTTCTTACTCTACTCAATAGCTATTGAGTAGAAAAATTCATCTACCAAACATTCTTCTTAAAGGGGACCTATCTCTGAATAGACGGTCCCTCTGTCCCGCTTGGCGGTCGCACGCACGCAACAGCTTTTCAATCTGAGAACACTTGTAGTTAATGTAGTCTATACTATTTTTCATTTTCTCCAACTTTCCTTCTACTTTATCAACCTCCATGTCCGATTCCTCGGTGTCATCCGGATGTGTCACATTCTTAATAACATTGATAACCTCTTCACTAAGCGATGCTAGGTCTGATTCTGTCAATTCGGACCCTAATCTGACGTGTAATAGTAAAACAATGTCATTAGCAATATTTTCAAGCATCTTTCTGACATTTTCCTCCTTCATTTTACATCAGAAAGACAATCCGTAAACCATATAAACTTCTCCTCTTAGACTAAAAATGGCTAGTTATCTTGAGCTAGATTCGACATTCAGAAATAGGACTCGGTGGCCTAACCCCGGGGAATTTGAAATAGCCTTGTCTCAATCTGGTCGCCCACAGGGCGACCAGGCCCAGGACCCCATTTGCGTGGCATGTCCCGTAAATGAGTGGACAGGTGGTTACTTTGACGTGAACACGCTTGGTAATGAGAGCGTTGAGGGTCAGATTCTCAGCACGGGTCTCGGAAACGCAAACTCAAAGAACGTGATTGAGTTTAGACAAGTGGCGCCATCCACTCTACAACAGAGATATAATTATTATAAATATGCCATCTTCAGAAACTCATCTCAACCTGATCAGTTTGCTCGTATTCTCGAGTATGTCTACTTGGGGAATGGTAGGGGTCAGGTGACATTAAGCGACGACACCTTTCAATTTAATTTTGGCGACTTTTTCTTCATCGTCGATCCGAGTGATACGACGGATCCCACAGCCATGTACCTTTTTGTTCCTGCTGGATCGGATAATAGACAGGACTACGTGAATAAGATCATTTACAACGAGACTCTTGACGAATGGCGGACAGTGAACGCGTACGACAACCAGACAGGCATACTGAGCGTGGGTGGAGATCCCGCATTCTTGTGGCAACGCTTCCACAACTATTCAATCAGAAACACATTCCCCAACTACATCTTTACAGCAGGTGGGGCGTCAACCACAAATCAGGTCGTTCTCACTGGAGCGTCTGCTATAAATGTGGACAACTTTTACCAGAGTTGGTTTCTCAGAATTCCTCAGACGTTGTACAATAACACGGTCACTGCTCCTGAGGGTGAAGTGCGACGCATCATCAGTTATGACGGTGCTACGCAGACAGCGACTGTATTCCCACCATTCACCGCGAGCACAGCGGGTCTAGACTTTGAGCTCATGCAGTTTGGATTTGAGAACGCCAACCCGTTAACATGGCGTCTCAACTTGAGTCAGGAGATTCCAGTTTTTAATATACGTCTCAACAGGCTTGTACTACCAAACAAAGTCTTGGCCATCGGCAACGGTGGTAAGACCGCGTTCCAGAACTACTTTTACGTAGAGCTGTCCAACATAGACCCGTCAAGCAGCAATACACTCAATATTTTCTCAAACAACCCATACGCAGTCAGGGCCATGTTTAGAGCTACTGTGAAGGATATCAACGACCCTGAGAAGCAGGAATTTATTGCAATTGAGGGTGACAACATGACGCAGACGGTCAGATTCAGATTGGATTCCAATCTTAAACTTAGGATCACTTTGAACAGCACAGGGGAGACATTCCAAACTATACTTGAAGATAACATACCACCGGGAGAACCCAATCACGACCTGCAGATCAATGCATTGTTTGAGCTCGTGCCCGACACGTTTTGATTTAATATATTCCATATCCTATTTGGATATGGAACTGTAAACGAGCTTTACCTTGGGTTTATATATTGACTAACAAATTTACGCACGCCTATGTTGAACTTAATGGATCCATTCAGTTTTGATTGTTTATTAAGACATGTTAAACGTATCCATCCTATTCCTGTGCAATCGTTACCTGGCTTTTTGAGGAAACCATGATTAATACTGGGAGGCTTCCTTTCAAGATGTTTGATATAGAATGTGGTCCTATTATATTTGACATTTGAATCGTCCTCTTTGAATCTGATATTAAATGATGTCTCCTCAAGTACCTCTCTGGTCGCGCATTGGGTTGCACACTCACCTCGCTCAAAACTCCCTTTCGGGAAGCCCCACTTTTTCCCTCTCGACTGAACGATGAGTACTCGGCCGTTATATATCAGAATTGCACCAGCCTTAGGCAAGTCATAGAGACGTTTACGATCGTTTACAGGTGGTTGGTAATCCCAACTGTGAAGGGTACAACAACTACAATTTGTGGTAGATTTAGCCATCTCATTCTAATGTTCGTAATTATCTTTATGTTTGATTTTTCATGTTATTTATTCAAATCGTAAAACTATCTGACCCTAGTCAATGTTTTCATTTGATTGTTCATATTCACACTCGGTATACTTTGACACCCGTCAAATCCTCCCCGTGATGTTCTCGTTTGTAGGCGATTGTACTGTTGTTCAGTTTGATTGTAACCCGAGAGTGATGGAGCAGCAAAGCTGGTCATCGCGTTGGTGGCTGGATGATTCTGAGCAAGTCTGACGTTATTGAAAACTACAGGTGTTTCTTTAATTCTTCTCGGATTAGTTGCTCCAGAAGCAGTTGGATGATTCTGAGCAAGTCTGACATTATTGAAAACTACAGGTGTTTCTTTAATTCTTCTCGGATTAGTTGCTCCAGAAGCAGTTGGATGATTCTGATCAAGTCTGACATTATTGAAAACTACAGGAGTTTCTTTAATTCTTCTCGGATTAGTTGCTCCAGAAGCAGTTGGATGATTCTGATCAAGTCTGACATTATTGAAAACTACAGGTATTTCTTTAATTCTTCCCGGATTAGTTGCTCCAGAAGCGATAGGACGAGACGGGGCAAGCAATATAGGCCCCTGGTCATTTCGTTGCGCAATCTCAGAATTGTTTGCTTCACAAGATTTGGAAGAACCCACTTGCCCTGGGGCGAGCGGGTCTCTTAGTATACCCGGCTTCATGTCGGGTTGATTAGTGTTTGGGTACGCGGCCACAGTCTTTGAAGCAACGCATGAAACATTGAGCATATGATTCTTGACTTCACGCGTGTCATCAACTGTCCCACAATTCCTGATTCTTTTAGTAAAGATAGGTTTGTATGGTTGCGTTCCAACCTCTGTCCAAATCCTGGGCATTCTTGAGAGTGGTAGTAAGTCTTCCTGTCTCCAGATAGGAGGTCTGAATGCTCCTTCCCTAGCCACCCTGTAAGGAAGGAAAGCCTCACCACCTCCTATACTACTCTTTTTCTGACCCTGACCGTATGAGACGCTGACCATTGGGTTCTGACCCCTCGCGTAGTAGTTGATGGCCTCGCAGAACCGGTCCCCGCTTTCATCAACAGCGCTAGTTATGGCTGAAGTCGCACCTACTCGGTCGATCTTGCGTGTGTGAACCGACTTGGGTGGATCCTTTATAATGTTCATGTTGGTACCCCAGGACTCAACAGATGGAAGTGTAACCTTACCGTAATTGACAATTCCTGAATAACTTAGTGCCATTTTTCAAAGTTAAAGATTAAAGATAGAGATTGCAGCTAGGCTTTTGAAAAATATCATATACTTAAAATGTCTGATACAATGACTCCTAAGATGGATTACTACAAGATTGGTTATTTATCACCTCGTACTGAAAACAAACCACCCACCTCTCTTTGTTATCCAGATGTATCATGCCATACACGCAACTTCTCCACGTGCCGTTATCCCAATACCAGCTGGCAGTCTCGCGTCTACTATCCCAAATACCAGGCCAACTGTCAATGTGACAAATATTTGCGCATGGTCTGAATAATGTTGCTCGCTGTAATATCATAACCTCTAAAGGTTATGATGAAAAAATGTTAAGCTATAAGCTGACACATCGCCTGATAGTGATTATATCATCTCCAAACATACCCTTTACTATGTCACCATGGCGTATTCTCAAATACCTTGCTAATTGATCCGTTGATAACAAAATGGGTAGTTTGTTAGCTTCATAAGGTGTATTTTCGAGGAATGTGATTGGATGAGTGCATTTTATTACCTCTAATAGATCGTAGCTGAGTTCGTCAAATGTGAACGTCTCAAACTGATGGATACTAGTCTCGTCGTCTTTGGTTACATTTTGCTTAGCGTCAGATGTGAGAACGGTGTCATGTACGATAATTATATGTGAGATTGATTGTGCCATAGAAATGATAACCTTCACTACGTTGATAGTTACCTTATCTGTTTTGCTTCTCTTATGTATAAAAAAGACAACTGCTTGTTCACCGTTAGGTTTGGTTACGTACAATCGTGGTTTTTTACCTGACACACCATTTTCATCTACGTCTGTAAATTGTCCAATAGAATAATTTCGTCTAGTGAGCATCAGCGTAGTATATTTTCTGACATTCGTATAATTATCCATCATTCTTACTTTACCTCAGTCTTTGCACAACCCTTTTTATCATCTTTTATCTTTGGATCTTTACTAAGGTTATAGTCATGGATGTGTTTACCAGCGACTATGAACTGTTTTTGATGATATTGTACAGTCTCTACGATGATATTCCATAAAACTAATTTCTTGGGTTTGTCTGAAATGGGGATCACGCACTTACACGACTCAAACTTATAATTGGGACCTTTGCTTATTCCATTGACGATGAATATCTGAAACGGATTACCCCCGCATGCATCATCTATCGTTGCTATAACACAACATACATTGTTGTGATTGATTACTGTCACACTCTTAGCCGTGTAGACTTTTCCAACTGTGGGGAGGATTGATTTGATAATGTATGTTGTTGAGAAGCGTGTGCTCCCATCAGCCATTGAGATCTCAGCAGGTTTTACATTAGTAATCTTAATACCTTTAATAAACCCATATTCTTTGGTACATGTACCAACTTTGATCTTGCACAGTTTTTCACTGAGATGTTTGATTATAAATGGATCCAAATACATGGGTTCCAACGTGACGAGTTCATTTGAAATCGTTACCGAGTGGTCAAACATATCGAGTTCATTTGAAATCGTTACCGAGTGGTCAAACATATCGAGTTCATTTATAGTACTTATTCTCCTTAGACTAGATTTCAACTTGAATGGGCTAGTCGAGCGAGTCTCTATTCATTACCCCTAGGGGTAATGAATTTTGAACAACTGATGTTGTGTTGCGATATGCCGAATTACTATGTCTGATCCTATTTCTTAATAGTCGCTTTCGCATTCGCTTGGGCTTTCGCTTTCGCGGGCGTGTCGGTAGAACGTTCTATCAGGGAAATTTTTATTATTGAAATCAAATAGGTGCCTTGCAAATTCATACTTGTTTTGACCTACTGTGAACAGCACACCTTCTAATACTCTAAAAACACCGCATGTGTGAGGCTTGAAATACTGATTAAACATTAAATTATACATTCCTTCGTCACATTCTAGCTCTTGTTCGAGACCGTAAGAAGTTATGGGGAAATTAAATCTAAATTCAACTCCAACCAGTTCCCTAGTCGCAGCTCTCAGAACATATATGTAGTCAGTAACTCGTTCAGCATGCGTTGGCTCATCCCATTTGATAGTTATTTTGTCCTTTTCATCATCATCTTCATCATCTAGATCATTTGCACAAGGTTCAAGCACGTACGGGTGTTCTATTATAGAAAAACCATCTCTAATGTAAGTTAATTGCCAGTTTTTCTTTTTCGAGATTAAACCAATGTCACTATCAGCCATATCAAAAATTACACCTTGATCTGGTTTAAAAATTTTAAACTGTTTCCATCCAGGTCTAATATCAATACTTAAATATCTATAATAAAGCTTGGCTTTTTTGGGTATGAACAATGTACTATTCTTCGTACGTACCATACCTCTATGAGAAAAGAGACTACTGAAGCTGCTTTTGGAAGGGGCGCTGGTGCAGGTAAAGAAGTCTTTGTCAGTAGTAGCAGTACTAACGCTACGGCTAGTGCTTCTGCTGCTGCTTCTGCTTCTGCTTCTGCTGAGACCTCTCATCTGGCTGATGCTTCTAAGGCCGCGGCTACTGCTACGGCTACGGCTTGGTTTTCTACGACCAGCGCTTCTACGACGGCTACGGCTGCGCCTTGTGCTACTGCTACGCCTTGTGCTGCTGCTACGGCTTGTGCAGCTGCTACGGCTGCTGCTTCTACGACGGCTACTGCTACGGCTACGGCTAGGAGTTCTGCGCCCCTTGCACGCTTCAGTTAACCTTTTATGAGTAACACTCGTAAGAGAGATAGGTCGACCTGTTTCTGGATTCACACAAGGATTCCGTTTAAATTCGCCGCATGGATCACGCTCTCTAGCAATTCTTAACATTTTCAGTTGATCGCTTTTAGAGTTTGTATACTTTAACCCTGTATCTGGGTCAATGTTTCTTTTGTAACTGGTACAATCCATTTTATATTAACATATTATTTTTCAAATTATGTTTTCATCTTTTTGAACGGACTCTAATCTTTTTGAGTCAAGATCCTATAAAAATATCTATTTAATAAAAAGTATAATGGCAGGAAATATAAGTCTTGGAGCTTCAATTCGTACATGTAAAATCGATCCAGCGTACGCGACCAAAGTCCAGAGCGATCGGTTCCTCAACCCAGGGAACATGGTTTGCCCACTATGGAATGGTTACGACAGCGCGGGTCGTCCCGCGTGCGCAGACTCTTTCAACACAAAAGCGGCAGGCTGCAGCAGTGCAGAGGACCGTGTTTTTGTAGAAAACTATCAACGACCCCAATATGTCGAGTATGTCAATCTGAGCAGTGGAGGTATCAAAGGTGATTTTTACGGTCCAGACACTTCAGAGACACAATGGTCAAAAATGAAACGTGCCTCGGAACTCAACGCGATCAACGGCATCTCAGGTAACTACGGTCTGCAGTTTGGATCAAACGTCTCTCCAAATTGTGGTGTTTACTCCTACGAGAGAGGTATGCAGCAGAACGCTGAAGCAATGAGGAAATTCTCCTCATACAATCAAGCCTACAAATCCAATTACATGAAAAACATATCAGGCTGCGGCATCTAACTCATCCGATGTGATCCATCATCTCATGAGATGATGGATAATGCACCTCTCATGAATACATGATTCTAACGATAGAGATATATCTTACTTGATCGTTGGAGTGTTGGATCGTTGGTGCACTCAGGATAACACGGGTACCTCGTTTTGATACCAGATCTGAAGCAATGCTGAGGGTACGCGTGCCCGGTATCCCCCTTCCAATAAGATCGTTCAAGACGTGGCCTAAATCCAGCCTCACGTTCTACAACTATGGGTAAGTCTGACTTGTATTCACCTCGCCACCAGTCGGGGTATGGAAAGTATGATCTTCCCTCTTGTGTGATGATGTTGGTCTGAGAGTAACGATAGGGTATATCACTGTTTTTCAGGATCTTCTCCCTAACCAATTTATCCCTTTGATTAAACGTCATTTTACTTACAAAACAAAAGTAATCACAGGGAATGAGCGTAGGTTAGTTTTTATAGAGTTAACAATATTCTTGGACAAACAAAATAATGGAACAAACATTGATTCTATCGAGTCCAATGGCACAACCCTTTGGGCTCCTGAGTAGTAAAGCTGTGGTCGACTTTACAGTAGGATCACGTGTCGTACCCAACCACAATTACGCTTTCAAACACGGCAATTGGAAGACGGTGACTCAATACGTGTATGTGAACATGTTCAAAGATGAAAAGTATAGACATCGGATGAGTGAGACGCTTCACTGTCCATTCGAAAACATGATACGTCTCCGTGAACAAGAGGATTTGGAGATTTACAACGAGGCGATACTAAAAGGTCTGAGTGAACGATTCAAACAGCACGACGAGTTGAGGAAGAGGCTTTACCAAACAAGAGGCAAACAACTCGTCTACGACAACAAAGACATTCTCATGTTACTCAACAACATGCGTGCCGAAAACAAACAACTCATTTATGACCCAAAACAAGGAAAAGATGTATGTAGGACAGAAGTTCTTCAAGTTATCAGCGGTGTTGAGGATGAACTAGCCAAGAACCCTTCTCTTCCAGACACGTTGGACTTTGTTGCTCTTAAGAAATATGCCAAGCGTTACGGATACAGAAACATTGCTTTGGACGACGAAATCTTCTTGGATATAAACCAAATTGTACCTGTTCTCAAATACAGGATGCGTGGTCAGTTATGGAATGAGGAAGTTAGTCGGTTCAAGGATCACCTGTTGGACGTCTTTCTAGATTACATTCTTGAGAATGAGTATCCTAATCTTGACCAACATGAATACGCAGAGGCTAAACGTCAGCAGATTGAAAAGGAGACTCGTCTTCAAGTATACAAGGATCAACTCTACGATATGTACATGAAAGGAAGACAGACTGGGGATAACTATGATCATATTATGGAACGATTGCAGTTCACCCCCGACAAGACTATCCGCAAAATGGGCCGTGATGCATGTGATATTAGTAAGAAACTGTTGGGGTATGAGAATAAAATCAATGATGATGAAACAGACATTATTGGTCCATTACTTAGGGATATGGATCGGCTTCATACATCCACCGTTACTGAAGTTGAAAAGATTTATCTTTCACCGGATGACCCGTTCCTCCCTAATTATATTGAGGATGTGGTGATTGATAGTAGGAGATATGTGTCTGTGGTTCACTACGCTTATGCTAAGATGATAGCTAATCTGATAAATATTGGGGAACTATCGGGTCTTGAGATGTTTGATATTAACACGGTGGCTCTAAAAGACATTGTCGGCATGTACAACAACATAAAGAGAGATTGGATCGAACATAACCTGAAGGTTAACAATGAGGCTGCTACATACATGAAGTTTATATATCCAAATTATTCTACTCTTGTTCACTTGTTGATAGCGACCTGTGAATTACAACTCGTATGGAATGATAAATCTGACCCAGTGTTGGGAGTTGGCAGAGATGGTAAGGGGGATAACAACACGGGTCAGCTTCTCATGTACATGAGGAATATGAATAGACCGTCGTTGAATGACCCGTTCATATCTTCATACGGGTCTATCGCGGCCAACGTGTGGACCAATTCATGGATGATGAGTATGGCGCAGGATTTGAAGAACACGATGATGCTTCTCATGAAACCATCAACCTCCAAGCTGGAAGCTATTTATAACGTCCATGGTGTCAAAGCATCAATGGGGAATGACGATGCTGAGACATTATACAAAGCAGGTCTCAACGATGATCAGATTGCTATCGTTTTCCCTGTTATATTGGGCATGTACATACCCATGCAAAGTAAAACTGAAAGTCAGCTTATTAAAGACGAGGTGGCTGTCTATTTCATGGAGAACGATTATAGGGGTAGAAGGAATGATTTGAATAAAGATTTTGAAATTGCGAAGAGTAGGTTGGTAAAGATATCCAAGCTGTTCCAATTAGCTGATGGTGTGGATCAGAACAAATTTGTATTAAGCATTCTGGCTAACAGGCAAACTAGTAACAAAAATGACTTGCGTTGGGACCGCGTGTACAAGTGGTCACATTAATTAATGCAATGAATATTTGATTTGTTTTCAAGTTGAAATTCAGCAATGATAAAATAAGTTAACTAAGTAATAATATATCAAAATGACAATGAACGCAAACGTTATCGTTAACGGTATCGGTTCCCTTCTCCAAGGGTTCTTTGAGTTTTGTGAAAAAAATAATGGTATTAAAGCCACTGTTCTGAGCAATCTGTTTGAACAGTACTTTAATCACCCGTCGACGTCAGTGGATAATGATACATGTATCATCTCAACAAAAAAAGTAACCAAATCAGCTGCAACCAAGGATAACGCCCGCAAGTCGTCTGGGGTCCAAGCAATACCCAGAGAACAACAAACGCCAATAACATTTGATCAAATGAACAAGTGTAAATTGGTTGAACTAAAGCCATACCTCAAAGAACGCGGCATCCGACCGGTCGGCGTCAAAGCGACTCAAATCGAGGCTCTCATTGCTTATGAAAAACAGTATGAGACATCTGACGGGGATGACGACGTTGTTATTAATCATAAAGATGAGGAAGAAGATATTTCTATTCAGATCAAGAAACCCAAAAAAAACATTGGGAATAAACTATGTGAGCCGGCAACTAAAGAAAAATATACAATTGAGAATCGGCATGGGTTTCCGATGATCTTTTTCCATAGCCTTAATGGGTACCTTGTCTTGGATGACGATAATATTGTTATCGGATGGGTGTCATCAGACGATGTGATTAACGTTGATGTTGAAGACACCGTTCCTATGCGCGCGCTCACCAAGGAGGGGTGCTTATTGGCTAAAAAGAACAATATCAAGTACAACGTCCCTGAAAACCTAGACACGTAAACCCAATTTTATGATTTGATTCCCTTCGGGGAATCAAATCCATACATTGTAAGATGTATACTCAGAAACCTAAATTATTTTCTAAGTGACTAAAAAATGTCTGGTCTACACATTAATAATATTGGTAGTGGTTATAACTACAGAAACGTTGCTGGCCCTAATACTGGAGGTGGATACTATGCTCAATTGGGAACATACAATCAAGGATTTCAAGGTGTCCGCCCACCAGTTCCTTACACGTCTGTGTCTGGGTACTACGTAGTCCCTGCATACTCTGCTCCTGGTTACGATACACTCACTCATGGGTCACAAGAGGGTGGTTCAGGAGGAAATTACTTCACTATAGGACGCGCATATGGTACTGGAGGTTCTGGATGCTCTCAAAAATACATGGGCTCAATTTGTCAATAGAATGTTAGAATCTCTATCTCCTAGGAGATAGAGATGAAATGAAAGATGAAATGAAATGAAACACGGATTATATCTTATTATTCATCCAGTTGATGAACTTGGCAAAATGTTTGTTGTCAATGTTCATCAACGGAATGGTGTCAATGTCGTTAACATCAGAAATCTCTGACACGTTGAATTCATAATACTGTTTCAATATGCGTGCAAATTCGTAAACAATGCGACTGTTGTTAAATTGATAATCATTGTCATCAATTAACATAGCCAAGTTGTTTCCATTGCCAAAATTGAAAGTTTTATTTTGGTTCTTAATGACATTACCTAGTATTTCATAAAAGAGGTCAATCCGGAGTAGATCTACGGCACTTTTTCCATCAAGGGTTCTGATATCTTCAATATCCACTTCTACGCAGCGACAGTTGTCAACTTGAATCACTTGATTGCAAAGTTGTTTGCAATCACACAAGGGATAAGACTTGTTGATCTCAGCGTTGACTACGTCTGCGCAGTAGAGAGACATACCTGAATCTACAGGCCCGTTAGGATATGATGTCGAAGAACTAAAGTTAATCCACAAGATCACCACTTTACTCATATTGCTGGTATTAATTGATCAACATATTACTTATTTTTACCATTTCAAATTTTTCTTTCAACTTATGGGAAAGATGTAACCTGAATATCCCCTTGAGCTGCAGATGCAGCTCCGTAGACTTGATGACTCATGTTCATCTGGGTCATGTCTACACCACCTATAGTAGTTTCAGTACCACCAGATGTATTGTAAATGAGGTTGGCAAGAGAGTTGCTGGTTTCATTATTTACACCAGCCATAACATTTATCGCTCCTTGTTGCAACACCTGATTGGGATTAAAACTATCCCTAGGGATCATCCAGTTTCCTGTCATTGGCGTAATCGGCAGATCACCTCTGATAGGATCACCCTGACCACGTAGCCTAGAATTCCTGTTGGCATATATAAATCTGTCGTACACAATAGGTTGTACCATCTCACCATCTTGGGTCATGAAGGAGGCCTGGTCTAATTCAGCAATAGTGTCTGTTGGCCATCCATTAACCGCACCGGCCCCTACGGCCATGTTGACGACCTGGTTGTAATCCCCGGTCGTGTATTCGGCCGAATAAGGGTTGTGAGGGTCCAAAGGAATTCCTCCAGATCCTAGGCTCTTGCTCTCTTGCCAGCCGTATTGAGGATTCGCACCCTTGTATCCTTCTACGAGTGGAGTAGACCGAGGGCTCGCTGGAATACCTTCAGCGATCGCGTAATCAAGTGGGTCTGGGGGGTTGGCCTTTTGTTGGAGAGGATCCTGAGGAACACCCATCGTGTTGTAGTTAGGGAACTTGGTTCTCAGGTTGGCACCGTAATCAACGTTTGAGAAGCGGGGGCTAAGAATACCTTGGAAGTTAGCAACCTGGAAGAAATCATCATTGGAGTCTTTGAACATCTTTTCAACCTTAACCTGTCTACTTGGAAGCATCCAAAACCCTTCTTTTGTTACATCACTACAAGTGTAAGTCATGTAGACCGCAACTACTAGAAGTGCAATCAGTGCAGTTGTCAACACTACTTTATTCATATTTTTATAGAGATAGAATATTTTGTCGGATAAAGAGTAAGGATATGAATTTAGGCATATGAATATATATATAAAATAATCCATGAATAGACGTAAAGTAACATCCTTACCCACCCTCACTAAAGGCAAGGTTTTGGATGTCGAGACTAAAAAAATGGTCCAGTATGTTACATCTTCTATAAATTTAGTGAGTGGTAATCTTTACAAATGCTGGTTTTGTACAAATTTCATCAAATCTGAACCCATAGGTTGTCCAATTGGCGTATCGCATTCCTCTGGTACTAAAACCTACTCTACGAGTGGGGTATTTTGTTCATTCAACTGCATCAAGGCTTACATTAATGAGAAGACGCGCGCAGATGTTTTGTATAATAACAGCCACGTGCTTCTGGCTCATATGATATGTGACATGAGAGGGACTATTTCGCCCGTATCCGTTGACCCGGCTCCTGACAAGTGTCTCATGGCAGTCTATGGTGGATACATGACTGAGGATCAGTACAAGCAATGCTTTGACCGAATAGTCTACAGTGAGAAGGGTAAAATCAAAATGTTCCCAACAACGAGCATCTTTCAAGAAGAGGAAAAACTAAGTAGGAATGCTTACATAAACCCATGTAAACAAACAAATGTTAGTGAATTAAAAAATGTGGTTTAAAATAACAATTATTCTCTTTATAATCACCTTGTTGGCTGTAGCATGGTATAAGACTTTCTCAGCCAACGTAGCCTACTTTTATGGTTCCACGAAAATTCAGATACCGAGCCCCCTGTTCACCAAGGGACAGAAGGATAATCTATCAGTCGCTATTAACTTTCCGAAGAGTGGCGCCAGGAATGGAGTTGTACTTTTCATGAAGGGTTCGGGAGCAAATAATTTCCAGATAGTTTACATTCAGGACGGTAAGCTCATAATCAATACAAACAATAACAAGGATCAATCGCTCATCATGGTCCCTGACCTGGAAGACAATGTGAAGAAGCAGTCTTGGCTTCGGGTCGAATTTATTATCAATGACCAATTTAAAAACGTACCCATTTACTTCGGAGGTGCTCCTATTGAACAGATTCCCGTCAACACTCTCATGTTTGACGGGCAGTCCAGCGTTATTCAATTCCCGAGGAGCGGACTGGTTGCACGCACAAACTACATGTACCTGAACGATATCAATCTCGGCAATATATTTCAGAATCAATAATTAATTCTATTACTTCGCGAAGTAATAGACGGAAAAAGGTTGAAAACGATTTGAATTGATTCAACAAAGACGCATGTAAGAGAAAAACACAAAGAAAATGGAATATGAAGGAATAACCGCGTTAATGGATCTCACAAAGTGTACCGATTATATCACATTTGATGTAAAAGGTGTACAGGGACATGTCCGCGTGGTTGGTACCTCTGATAAACCTTGGTTTTGTGGAAAAGATGCATGTGCTATACTTAAATATAAAGATAAAAAAGACGCTCTCCAGAGAAACGTCCTCCCTCATCAAAAGAGAAATCTCAGTTTATTGAGTTCCGATTGGGTTTCTGAGTTGGACGGTGTAGCTCCCCCCAACTTTCTAGGTCTAAACAACCTCAAAAATCTCACATATCATGAAGGTAAAAGTGTGTATATTAACGAATCTGGTTTTTATCGTCTCATAAACAAGAGCAAGACTCAACTATCAGACGCGTTCCAGACCCTTGTATGCGATTACGTATTACCAACACTCAGGCGACAAGGAGTTGTTAGGATGGAGGGTATAGAAAAGCAGCTGGAAAAGCTCAAATTAGAACAACGGAACCAATCACAGATTATCGAAATTAAAGATCAAAAAATACAAGCCCAAGCAGTTGCTCTCGCTGCTGAAGAAGACTTGCGTAAAAGAGCCGAACGTAAGTCTCTAAATATTAGCAAACTCATTAAACACGGTAGCGTCAAGGAAAAGAAGGAGGAGTGGATCTATATAGCCACCACAAACATTTACTCTAGGGAACGTATTTTCAAAATCGGATCCACAGAGAGGCTTGTCAGAAGGATTGATGGATACCAAACAGGTCGTCCTAAAGAAGATCAGTATTACTATGCATACATTAAGAAAGTCTACGCATCTAAGGATCTCGACTATCACATACAAAGACTTTTATGTGATTTTAAACATAACGAGAAAGGAGAAATGTACATAGGCATCAAATTTGAAGACCTTTGTAATATCATAACTGTGATTTGCGAAAACTACGACAAGTCTTTGGATTATGTATATGGATTTGTCACTGCTAGGTTACCTCAGAGTCAAGAAGAAGGGGAAGACGAACCTCCACCTCCTATAGACATCAGCATGATTACAATCCATTACGGTAATGACGAAGAGGACATTGTGCTATCTGAGGATTCAGTAAAGGGAATGTTACAAGACATTCTCAACAACCTCGAATGTAAGATGGTAGATAACGTGTTGGTGTATCAAAGGAAAGATTTGATTGAGGAATTGGGAAAAATCTTTATCGGGTCAAAGAGGAAATGTATATGGGAGGCTACGAAAAAGGCGATAGGTTGGAAGTCGAGTAAGAGTGCACTGGAAGCACCAGAATTAGTAAATGGTTCTGATATGTTCATGGTTCAGTATTAGTTACAAGAAGCTATCAATTTTCGTACGCGTCGTTGAATAGTTTAACCTTTCCTGTTCCCTGATTGTATGGGATGCCGAGAGGATAAGAAGGCTCTCCGCTAGGTTGTCGGGGGGTATCTGCGGTGAAAGCAGATAAGAATTTAATAAACTTATCAATATCCTCCTCCGATGTAAATTGAAGAAACGTGGCGCTATCATCGCTATCAATTTTAGCATCGCTATCAATTTTAGCATCGCTATCAATTTTAGCATCGCTATCAATTTTAGCATCGCTATCAATTTTAGCATCGCTATCAATTTTAGCATCGCTATCAATTTTAGCATCGCTATCAATTTTAGCATCGCTATCAATTTTATCAGATGGTAGCATCTGCTTACTCTGAGAGTATTCGTTCAGCATACTTACATTGGTATTCATCATGTGTCTTATTTTCATTACTAATCCTTTAGATCAACTTGATAGTGTTCGGTTTTCAATTTCCGTACGCGTCGTTGAATAGTTTACAAACCTTCCTTGTTCCGCGATTGTATGGGATGCCGAGAGAATAGGGGGGTATATCATTTTCCAGTTCAAAAGAAGAATTTCCATTAGGTTGTCTGCGAGTATTTGAGACTATGAAACTTTCCATTTGTTCTATGATGTTAGGGTTATTATCATCCGGAGAAAAGTGGGCAATCTGTTTTCCGTTTAGGAATAGGATCAGAAATGGCACGTATTCGATAGGCGTATTGGTCATGGCAGACATGTCCATCAGAATATAGTTATCATTTGCCATGTCCATGTACTGAAAATTAACCCCTCTTACAATGGTAGAGAGACGTTTAAAAGCTGGCATGAGATCATGACACCATTTACATGAGTTAGTATAGATGAATACGAATGAGTATCCTTGGTCGTTAATTTTAACCAATTGACCATCGTTAACGGTGAAATCCCTTGATGTTAAATACATTTTATATACGATTATATTATTCTTATATGTGATTACATACTAATGAGTTGGAACAACGCGAGCATCACAAGGAAAATAAGAGTCTTTACAAATATGAGAACCGCGTCAGAGTCGGGGACTATGGTTTTGAGAAAGTTATCTATCATGGGGAGACTGAGCACCACGAACATGATGGCGGGTATGATAATCTTTTTCAGTTGAAGTGATTTTGCTACGTTAACTCCATCCCCGAAAATCTCCCGCATCACGTTCATGTCAACGTCTGACGGTTGTTCCTGAGACGTTGGTAGATTTTTAATTTGATCGGCCATTTTCTTATTCTATGATAAATCATGTAAATTTAAAGTGCACGCTTCTTATCAGTCTCTGATATTTGCAAATCACGTTCCTTTGCCATCTGTTGTGCTAGGGACGTAACGTCAATTCTTTCTTTCTTTTGAATCGGAGGAGTGTCGCTAGGTGGTTCCAGCTCTTCGTCTGGTAATTCAGTAGCCGATCTAACTAACATGGTCCTACCTACACCTTTTCCTACACCTTTTACTACAGGCTGTTCTGGAACCTGGTTGTGTTCAAGCTTCAACTCGTTGATAACCTGATCGATCCACATGTAGATGTATTCACTTTCAAACTTTTGTTTGGTCTGGTTGATTGTTGAACCTGCGTAGTACTCGACCAACAGAGTGGGCACGTTTTTAATATCATTCTTATCAAGCACATCCTTGAAATTAACATAGTCAATGCAAGTCATGGTCATACCAATCACCTTTGGGAAATCGAAAGATAACCCCTCAATGTAAGATAGTAAGTCTATCGATGCCTGGGAGTATTTCGAGTATAACAACACGCAGTGTTTTCTGTTCATTTTATATCCATATGTTTTGCCTTTAGATTCTTGACGTTTATTAATGCCTCTCAGAAATCTTCAGCACATGTTTAAAATTTATAACCCATACTGGGTTATAAATGACGTCTAATTAATACAAAATCTTTCCAAGCTTTTAAACATCTCTAAGTTGCCCACCTCCAGTCTGTGCATATCTTTGGTTATTCCTTCCTGTTCACGTAACTTTAAATATGCACCAAGGTTCGCTCTAATCTCACCTTCATATAGAGTGATTCGGTCCTTGTACAATGGGTATATCTTTTCAAACTCTTCTCTACTTTTATCGTAATAATCAAAAATGACTAGTTTAGCGATGCTCTTATCGTCAAGGATTGATTTGATAAGTTCACTGCAGAAGCCAATCATTATGACCCTGTTTCTGGGCTTGTCATTTGACTTTGTAGATGATGAAATGGTTACCATTTTATGAAAGAATATTGCCTTTAGGCCACATGTGATCCTATAAGAGAAAAAAATAAGTTGAATTTTACTTGCAAAAACATGTAATAAAGCAAAACTATGTACTTAATACGTTTGGCATCTGACAAATGTGATCTCAGGGACGAGTACTCGTTAAATGAGTACATTACGTTCCTGGCAACATATGTTACCTCAGTGGACAACCTCATCGAGGTTATCAAAAGTCTCAAGTGTAAACTAACGACTGATAACCTTGATGATTTCTTCGAACCATTGACGCCTTACATTGAGACGTATAAACCTAAGCAATCTACTATCCTCAAAACATCCCATGCATTCTGTAACAAATGTGAACTGTATATACCTTCACATCTCCGCGTCTGGAGTAAGAACAACCCTGAACTCTTTTCAACGGAAATTGCCTTCTTTCATAGCCTACTAACGTATTTTAAGACTTTGATCAAGGCTGACACGGCTACTTACCCTTTAGATGATTTAATCAATGGAGAAGATACACCACTTTCTGGACAAACAAACCGTGAAAAGTTGAAATTGATCGCTTCTGTTGTAAAATATTATGACGTTATATGTGAACATTTATTATAACCACGAAGGGTGGGTCAAACAGTTAAAGAAGAGTTGAATATCCAAGAAACATATTTATGAGCATAAAGTGATAGACAAAATGACTATGTCTAATAAAGTTATTATGATGAACAATCAAATTACAAAGGAAAATGTTAAATATCTAAGGAAAATTCCAGATGTTGACAAGGAAAACCCTTCAGTAGAGTTGTACTGTTCTGAGTATAGGAACCAGAATTGCATCCCTCATAGCACCAATGCGAAAAGCTACGTCTTTCATGGCGACACGCTTTTCCTTGAAAGCTACCCCTACTCGATTGAACTCACCAAATCCAAATATGAAGGTTTTGGATTTGAGTTTGAAAAGTGTAGGTTTTCTGAGGCGCATGAAGGTACCTTGCTTCGAGTGTTCAACATTGAAGGAAAGTGGTACACCTCCACAAACCGACGTCTGGATGCTTTCAATAGTAAGTGGGCGGCAAAAACGACCACATTTGGTCTCCATTTTGCCGACACGGTCAGAGAAAACATCAGGAGTGTCACTGACGATGAATATTTCGAAGATGAAGATGAATCCTTAGAGGAGAGAAAGAAGAATGCCAAGGAATACCTCAACGCGATTTATGATAAAAATCTGGACAAATCCAAGAAGTACATGTTCCTGTTGGAGCCATGTAAAGAGGAGCGCATCGTTTGTCTCACAGGATCACCCCGCTTCTTAAATATTGGAGTGTTTGACAAAGACAACAAATTGTCATTTAATGAGGATGTGATCATGGATGGGTTTAAAGTTCCGAGACCTCGAGAGCACGTCTTTAAAGACGTGCAGGAAATGTTTTCCGCACTTGACTCGGTAGATATTAATCACATTCAGGGATTCATCGCCATTCAAGAAAATAAGCACTTTAAATTCCTCAATGATAGGTACAAATATTTATTCAACGTGAGAGGAAACGTGTCAAGCATCAGATTTAGGTTCCTTGAGCTCAACTGCCAGAACACCGTCATCAATCTGAGAAATAGGACCAATCAGCAGACTACTGCTCAGATTGGTAATATGCTTGAAGACTTTTGCCACCTGTATAACTTCAACCCTCAGCCCCTGCTCAACTATATCTGGACGACGGTTGTAGTGGATCTTTTCAACAAGTACAAGAAAAGGTATATCGATAAGACTGAGCCCTCGGACAGTACAATCACTTCAAAACAGGATAGGATGTTGAAAGAGATTCACAATCGTTACAATGAGTCTGTGAGACATGGCAATAGAATAATAACAGATAAAAACAGGATTTCAGACATCCTCGCGATACAGAAGCCATCAGATCTCAACCAGCTCATTGGAGAATATGAAAAGATTGATAAAAATGCAAAGCGAGAGATCGCTGCATGAGAAGAAAGTAAACAACTAATTCGACCACTGCCCAAACCATCGGGCTTTGAAAATTTTACCCCACGGGGTAACATTTTCTCAACATGAAACTGAAATCTAAAGACAGTCAGTGTATAATTATAAAATGTATCTCACCGTAAGTCAATTGCTTAACAATCCTTGTAAACTCAGTTATCTCAATGACCAGTACATGCAAGAGGTGTTCAGGTTCAAGGATCATGACATTCTATTTCTAAAATTATTTTGGCATCCAGGTTTTGACGAATTATGGATCCTCCTTGATGAGCCGTTCATTGAAGCTTGGCTCATTAAGGATAACAATCTCACTCTTAATCGATTGTATCAACAGGTTCTTACCATGTTTCACAGGGAAACTGACTACAGGTTTTCAACAGAAGACAATCATGAGAATATGTATATGGTAAAGGGTTACTGCCTGAAGGATCTCTGCCTTATTTGCAATAAGCTCTTCAGGGATTTCTTCGTGAGGCTAGCCCGAGTGGCACACATGCTCATGCTCACCAAATCCATTGATGACAATTCACTCCAGATGACAATTAACAAAACAGCTAAGCAGGTCGGGGTTCTCTCTCAGAAAACAGATAATCTCACATTCCTCGTCGATGAAATAGTAGGTAAGCGAGTGGAAGAGATTGCTAAGAGGGTCGTGGTGTCTCAGTCTGATTGTGAGGAAGTGATTAACCTCGTCAGATTACCATCGTGCAACGATGCAACGTCGCCGCTAATACCTGTTCATCTCAGGAATGCTGGGTACGTCGTTATAAGATGTCTCCGTAAGAACTACGCGAAGCATTTGAATAGGATTAAATCATACGGTAATCTTATTAACGAAGAAGTGTTTAAAAAACCCATTGAAAACAGAGGTATAAATTTGGTCAGTGAACTCAGAGATATGGGTGTCAAGACGCACAAGAGTAATGGTATCTCCTCGGATGATCATGTCGATCTGATAGAGAAGGTCAAGGCCATCCTCGAAATAGAAGACAAGATGTGAAACAAGCTAGGCTATTTTATGTTCATTACATTAACATGTAATGAAACCATATTCCTAAAAAAATTGAATAGATTTATCGACTAACAATCTAATATATTAAAAGGATGTTTGATAGTAAGAACAAAATAACAACAAACGTTTCCCTCAACGAATTCCTGAGGGAGATGAAGGCACCCAATGATCCCACTCATACACACGTGTCAATGGGTACCCCTATGGGTGTATACTCCTTTGGTTCAAAAATGAAGGAATTTTGGCACATCTATAGCAACACCCTTTCTCAAAATAATCCAGTGTACCTTGCCGAAAACCCAGGGAAAGAGACACCCATCCTTGTTGATATCGATCTCAGAGTAAAAAAGTCTATTTTATTAAAAGAAGATGAGCTACGCCCACACCTCTACACTGACAAACAGGTCAAGGAAGTAGTGAACGCGTACCAACAAGCCATTAATGAGGTTGTAGACTTTTCAAATGTAGACGTGGACAAACAAAACGCATCCTTCACATGTATTTTACTTGAAAAGAAACCATATGAAACAGAAATTGCTGGTGAAAAGTACATAAAAAACGGTTTTCATCTTCACTTTCCTAAACTGTTCCTCGACAAAAAGGTGCAGGAGGTGTACATTATTCCCAAAGTGAAGGAAAAAATTAACGGTCTGTTTGAGAACATTGGAGCCAAAGACTTTATAGATTCTAACGTATTAAACGTCCACTGGCTCATCCATGGATCAAAGAAACACAGCACATCTACTCCCTACAAAGCTACCAAATGTTTCCTCAAAGATGTAAAGGAGGTCACGCTCGAGGAAGGTTTGTCTGATTACGTCTGCAACAAGTATCCAGGTGAAACGATAGAAGACGTGGACTGTAGAAATAATGTGAAGAATATGTTGCCTCGTATCCTATCCATTTTCCTGTACGACCGGGCAGACACGTACTTTTACAATCCCAAACCCAGCATCACTACCCCTCTCATAAAAATATTTGAGATGGTGAAGAGTAGAAGGAAGCAATACGCTAACGACTCTGTAGAGAAAATGCTCCACGAGGCGCAGACACTTCTCAGTATGATTAAATCTTCCCGCGCTGATGACCGACACACTTGGCTAAACTTTGGATATTGTCTTTGGCAGATTAGCGGTGGTGATGACGATGGCTTCTCATTATGGCTAGAGTTCTCAGATCAGAGTGATAAATTCAACGAGAGTGAATGCCTGTCGCTTTGGTCAAAAATGCGTCCCAACAACTACACTATTGGCACGCTTAAGCACTATGCCAAACATGACAATCCTGAAGAGTATGAAAAGATGATTAACAACAAGACCCATCACCTCATCGCTAATTCTGTAAACGGATGCCACAGCGACATAGCCAAAATTCTGTTCAGTGAGTATGGTAATGAATTCGTGTGCAGCGCGCATAAGGAATGGTATCATTTTGAAGATCATATTTGGAAGCCTAGTGCTGGGGGTATCGACCTCCGTAAGCGCATATCAGATGATAGCGGCATCATCATTAAGCAACTCACTAAAAATAAAAATGAAATTTATAAATCAATCGAAGAGTTGGAAGAAAATAACGCAGAGAGGAAGGCGTTGGAAGCACAAATTAAAAAGATGAACTCTCTCATCAGACAATGCAAGACCGCTCCTTTCAAAAACCACGTCATGGTAGAGTCACAGGAAGTTTTCTACAACAGTCAATTTTACAACATGCTTAATAAAAATCCATATCTTGTGGCTTTCCAGAACGGAGTATTTGACTTTGAGAACGACATTTTCAGGGACGGTACCCCTGAGGATTACATATCTGTCGCGATGTCAATCGAATACAAAGATTACGGATCAATCGATCATCCCGATGTGATAGAAGTAGATAAATTTTTTCAAAAGGTCTTCCCAGACCCAGAAATCCGCGACTACTTTCTAAACCAAGCGTGTCGTGTTTTTGTGGGTGGTAATTTTAACAAGGTTATCCTCTTCTGGACTGGCGAGGGTGACAATGGTAAGACAGTTACACAAACGTTGTTTGAAAAGATGCTGGGTAAACTGGCGGTCAAATTCAGCACCTCTCTCATCACAGGTAAGAAAAGCAACATTGGGGCAGCCAGTCCTGAGATGGCTCGCACCGGTGACGGTGTGAGATGGGCGGTTATGGATGAGCCAAATACGGATGAGATAATCAACGCCGGTACACTCAAGGGTTTGACTGGTAACGATTCATACTGGGCACGCGACTTGTTCCAGAAGGGTAAGGATACGAAGGAGATTAAACCCATGTTTAAACTACACATGATCTGCAACACACTCCCGGCCATCAGAGACGCTGATAGGGCTACCTGGAACAGGGTCCGGGTCATCCCATTCGAAAGCACTTTTTTACCACAAGATGAGTGTCCTAATGACTTTGAGGAACAAATGAAGGCGAAGGTGTTCCCTATGGATAAGAACTTTAATGATAAGATTCCCGATATGACGCAACCATTGGCCTGGTATCTCATTCAGAGGTGGCGCGCAATCAAATCGTTGGACCCCGTCGAGCCACAGAAGGTCAAAGTGGCTACTGATATGTACAGACAGGAGAACGACATTTACAAGCAGTTCGAGCAGCAATGCGTCTTTTCAAAGAAGGATTCCAGGCTCTTCCCTGCTACTCTGTACAGTTGTTTCAAGGAATGGTTAAAGGAAGAGTATCCCAACCGCACCCCCTTCAACGGGACTACTTTCAGGACACACTTTATCAAACATTGGGGTGCACTTGTGAAAGACAAGTACTGGCTTGATAAGACGTGCGTAGAGGAAGAAGATGAAGACGAAGTCTAACCAATGAGCTAATCACGTGCCTTACACGCCTTTTACTTTTTAGATAGTTGTAACCCTCCGGGGTTACAACTTTTTTTATGCACTTATGCTTGACGTTTTTCTGCAAAATGTAGGTAGTCGTCGCATCCAAAACTAAAGTCGGGTACCTGCTCGGCTTTGAAGTAGAAAACAGCGTCTGTCCATTCATTACTCTGGATCTGATTATTTATGTAAATACATGTGTAGTCGGTGGTCATTTCGTTCATTAGTTGGCAGAAAATTGAGTACGAGGGGATGATGCTAGCAAAGTTCTTGTAAATCTTTTCACGGTTACTTTGATTGGGGTCCCTGAAAATGAAAATCCCATCTATGTTTGTTCTAATGCTGGGTTTGAAATCAAAGACATACTGGTTGGCGAAAATAGCTAACATGTTCCAATGCCTCCCGTTCTTGAATAACCCTTGCATGAGTGGATCGTTGAATATCTTGACGTCGTCCATACAGTCATCCATCACAAGTACACCCCACGGGTTACTTAGGTGCTGTCTGGCCATTTTCTGACGTTTGATGAAGTTTTCAATCACTTCTTTATTGTATTTATCAAAGATGAATAGATCAGGGAAAAGACTAGAGTAGAACCTGTTGCTGTCCTCGGAACCGGAAATAACGATCCCTGTGGGGATAATGTGTTGCTTGGAGTATAACAGATGTTTGATCAGAACAGATTTGCCTGAACCTGGCTTGCCTATGATGGTTATTTTGGAGCCACCCATATTAAGGTTTTCCAAGTTGGGTCTGATTGAGTTTATATTCAATTCCTTAATAGAAATCGTTTTGAGAACCATTTTTCCTCACAATTTGGGTCTCTAACCCTTTTTTGAGGGAATTTACCTACTTGATTGTTGAATGGTTTAAAATAATTGAATTATAGACAGAATGATTAATAGAAAAGATTAAAGCAATCATGAGTTCAAACATTATCTCTGTTGAAAATGATGATTCATTTCACAAACTAGATGTTAAAAATATTATAGTCGAAAAACCCAACCAAAAACCTACCCCAAATCAAAAGGGTGTCTGGGCCAACATTAAATACAAATACGAAGGAAAGTTGGACAAACTTAAAATTCAGACAACTCAGCTATTCTCATATGGAATCTCGCGCTACGAGGAAACATCTCCCTCCAAAATGTCGTTTGTCATGAGAGACAGGAAGTTGAGAGAAATGCAGGCTAACGGTGAGCAGCTGTCGGATGAACAACTACTCGATATTGAGCTTGAGGATGGAACTATAAAGATTTTGGAAGATATTATGAGTAAAGTCAGGGAGGAACTGATGACAAGCGAAATGATCGCAGCACTCAATAAGACTCGTGACAAAAAGTGGGCTTCTAACGTAGAGAGTATGGAAATTGTCAAAAGG